TTGCCGCTTCGTCCATCTTGAGCCTGTCCCGTCCAACTATAGATAGGTCTGCCGCGTCTCCAAAAAGATGGCGCGAAAACACCGCTCCACCCACCCTAGCGTTATGATAGGAACTACGATAAGCAGACAGTACAATAAGGCTGTGACCCAAATTCCCCCTAAGAGCGTCAAGGCCATCAAGGAACTCAGGAACGATGATAAGCCGCCCGGTGCCACGGCAAGCAATTTCCTTGGGGGTGAAGAACCTCCAAGGCCATGCGCGTACGGTTCTGGGGACTTGCTTCCAGTGTTCATAAATCACTTACCGTCTCGCTGTTGGATGTCTCTCAGTTTGCGTTCTTGGACTTCAATCTCACGCTCCAGCCTGTGGTATTTGCTCTTGTCGCGGGGGGTGGCGCGGCCTTCCACTTCACGGTCATAGAGATCGTACATTCTCTGTTCCAGCCAATCCACGCGCTGCTGGACGATGCCCTCTTCATTTGTGGCTACCCGCACATCAACTTCTTCCCACTCTCTCAGGGCTTCGTGCCCACCAAGGAATGTGGCAAGGATGATGCCGCCAGCGCCAAGAACTGTGTAAATCATTTTGGCCTTCTTCTCTAAAAAACTCATCCTAGTGTCCCATCGTCTGGCACTATTACTGACGGCTGCGGCGGCGGGCCGTAGAACTGATTTCCACATCGGAAGCCCAAAAAGTTCGCCCTGTCGGGGAGGAAGCGGGCCGCAGCAATCTGAGCTACCTTGGTGCAAAGAGTGTTATTCTCCACTTCAACAGTAAGGGTATTTGGGTCTGCGAGACAGGTCGCCGACATGACGAAGCAGAAGTAGATGACTGCATCCATTCAATGTATCTCCACACCCATCCTGAACAGGTAAACTCCCATCCCAATCAACCCGCCGCCCATCGAGACAATGAGCCACGCCATGATCTTCCACGTCTTGCCTTCCTCTCGCATCATGTGGCGCTTGAGATCGTGAGCGAGATTTTCAATCACCCCCTCGACGCGCTCAAACGCCCGCGCCCCATTGGTGATATGCGCCTCTACGACGCCGATGCGTGTAGCATGGTCACTCACCTTTTCTTCAACGACTGCTAGGCGCTCTTTCATTAAATCCAATGCCCATCCTCTGAGGGGTCGATGGCCTTGATCGCCCTGATGGTGGCAGCAGCCTCAATCTTATCCTTAAGGGCCTCCAGCTTGTCGTGAACAGCGGCTAGAGCGTTTGACAGCGGCACGTCCCCAGCATTACTGGCCTTGATCGACAAGGCGATCAGGCGGGCTTGCGGGGTGCCGCCCCTCACCTTCCCCAACCCTACAGTGACCCCCTCCGCAGCAAGTAGAGAGCGTCTCACATATTCAACGTCGGCTGCTAGGTAATGGTTGGTGCGCTCGTCCACAAGTGAGGGGAGTGCTACTCCCCGTTCCCAAAAAAGGCCATCATCACTGAGCTTGTCAGTGCCGCCCGGCACCTTGCCCAGAGGAACCCATTTAAATGCCCCGCTTTTATGAGCCGGGATCGTCGGTGCGGTTGGGTGGTCTTCTATGCGAAGAAGAACCGCAGGGGTATCGTCTGTTTTAACGAGTGCTAATTTTGGCATTTTCTTCCTCCTATGCTTTATCCCAAGAGGCCCATGCGGTGCCCCCATTGTCGGGGGTGCCCGTCCAGTTTACATCTACGGTTAAATCGGTTTGCAGAGCGGCGGACATGCTATCCATCTACAAACCCCATGATTTTCCTACTGTGTTATCCGCGCTATACCCTGATGTGCCGGGAGTTTTCGTGGCACTGGAAGAGTTCGCGTCATGCTTCGTTCCGTTGAATGCTGATGCTAATCCCCCGCTGTCGGTCATGCCGCCGATAGCAGTTCCGTCGCCTTGAGCGATTTGCGTTTTTCCGGCCCCCTGAAAAAACTCTATTTCCGCGCAATGCACCTGTTGCGATCCGTTGCCTTGGAAAACGGCGCGATGGTAATTAAAGAGATTTGTATTCGTTATCTCCGAGGAATCGGTAATGGTCTCCACGACACTGTTCCCGCCAGCGGCGGATAGGACTCCAGTCAGGTCCGTCCATGCGGAATTATTGTTCGAACCTTGCAGCTTCCAGTTATTCGCCTCATCCCCGCTATTAAACGAGGCGTTGTTCGGGCTATAGATAATGACCTTGGTTATTGAATAACCTCCACCAGCCCGCTTCCCGACACGACCTGCCGTGAGCAATCTACTAGGCATCGGTTTGTGCATCCACTGTAAAGGTTAATATGCATTCGATCAGGTGGGCGTCCACCGTCATGGTATCAGAACCGTTGGCAGCCACCCGCGTGATCTGGATAAAGAACAAGTCCTCTTTTGCAGCCGTTCCAGATGGCGTTATAGCCGCCGTCGCGGACGATGAGTAGAGGTCTTCAGTCGTTCCGCCCGTGTCTGTTACTGTAATTTCGGTCCCGACTGCGGTATCCAGAGCGTCATCATTAGCGAGAGCTAAAATCTCACAGCCCCACACCACACCAAAGTTTGTCGCGGTGGCAGGATGGGTCCACTTAAAGGAAACTGTGACGGTGCTGGCGTTGTATGCCTTTGGTAGAGAAATCAGGATATAGGCGTGCTCTTCCGTCGAGGCGTCGAAGGCAAGGTAGTCATAATTGATCTTGTTGGTGGTGGTCTCTGTCTGTGCCGCAGCAGCGCAGCCAGCCGTAGTCGTCGGTGTGAGCATGGCCGCGCTGATAGGGAACTGGAAAACGCCCTTACCGACAGCATCTGCGTAGGCCTTGATACTCTGCTGGGTGGCAAGTTGAGTTGCGCTGTCCGTCCCCATCCCGTCTTCGTCTAAAATTCCGGTGACAATCGCGCCAGTCGCCAGTTCCAGAGACGTGTTGGCCTTAATGGTGGTGAATGTCGTGCCAGCCGGGGTGGTGCCGCCGATAGTGCCGGGAGCAGCCATCTTGGCTGTAATGTTGGCTGGGGTGGTCGCCCTGCCGGTGTCGGTGCCCGTGACCGTTTCAGCGTTGGTGGCGAGTTCCACAGCACCTGAGACGGTGGCAGACGCCGGTTGAGGCGCTCCATCTTCATCCACAGGGGCCGTGAGAGCCTCGACATTGGTGCCATCGCAGACAACCGCCATCTGGAAGCCTTGCGGGACAGTAACCGTGTTCCCTGATGACCCGCCAACTGTTACGGCGAAGGCTCCACTGGTGGCGTTCCAAATCCACCACGTCTTGTTTCTCAGCGGAACAATGATCTTCTCAGCCGCATCCAGCGTGCCGGTGGCCTTAATCACAGCCACATGGCTTTCCTGCGCCGGGGTGGCGTCGTCATGTTCCAGATACTGGGTGTCATCCAGCGTGTAATTTGCACCACCAAGAGCGTTGAGGCTGATGTTGGTGATGTCGGCAATAGCCTCTTCAAGTCGAGACATGGCTTGGTTGGCGAGTGTGCCCCACGTACCGGATTTCTCACCGGTAGCCATTTTCTCAAACTTGATTAAGTCTGATGCTGTTGATGCCATTTTTCTTTTCTCCTACGAGGTAGCCGTTTCTGTCCAAGTGACCGACACGGCGCTGTCGATGCCACCCCAAATTATTTCTTCTCCTGACGACATTGTCATACTAAGCCCTGTCGGGCTGACAATAAGCCCCCCATGCCCAGTGGCTGTCCCAACGCTTCCCGTAAGACCAAAGCCAGTGACCGCGACAAGGTTCTGGGCGACAACAGTTTCATCGCCAACCGAAGCCGTTCCAGCCGCGCCAGTAACCGGAACATTCGTTGTGGAGAAACCCCATATCGAATGACCCCAAGTTGAACCGCCCCAAACCATGCCATGCTGTCCTCTCTATTACCTACGCAATCCTGATGATCGCGTTGCTGGCGTCTGCTGCCGGGAACTGAATTGTGAAATCCCCTGCCGTCGAAGACTTATCTGAGCCGAAGTCCAGAACTAAAATAGAGGCGTTGGAGGCGTGGGTATCGTTGTAGATAAGCGCCCCTCGCGCCGTGACCGTAGACGTTGACCATGTCGTATCGGCAAAGTCGGTCAGCGCCGTGGTGCCTGACGTGGTCGGCGTGACGTTGGTCAGCGCATTCCCTCCGGCGGTGTAGCCGGTGCCGGACGCCTCGTTGGTGGTGGCGTATGCCGTGGTGGCCGCACTGAGCGTTGCTGAACTGGTGTAAAGCGCAGCCCTGATTGTATGCCCCGTGGACAGTGTGAGGTCGTGTTCCGCAACAAGAATTTCCTGTTTGAAACTTGTGCAGAGGGCCTGTGTGATAGCCATTACCTTGTCTCCTCTAGTTCAGCCGCTATTTCGGCCCTCATTGTTACTCGCTCGCTCAACATTGCTTGGCGCATATAGAACAACAATACACCACGGAGCCTCTCTTTGTAAGCCAGTGCCTGTGCCCTTATTGGCTCTGGAGCGTCGTCTCCCACCAAAATGATCTTGGATAAGGCCATTTCGGTGAGTTCTTCCGCTGAGTGCCCCCTGTTCTCGGTGGCGTGAACCAGCACTTCCCCAATCTCCATATCTACGCCTAAGTTGAGCGTCATTGCACGGGTACCCTAACTTGCCCTGTTCGATACATATCTTGACGGTTCTTTCCGTCCCCAAGTTCCTTGAGTTTGACCAGCGCCTCTTTGAAGCGCCCGTCATACAACTGAATGAGGTCTTGCTCGCCCTTCATGAAGACGTAAGCCTCAACCAGACATCCGTAGAGCATTGCAGCCTCTGCCTCGTCGCCAAGCCATGTGGTGGACGCGGTGACGATGCTTTCCGGCTTGTAGAAATAATTAAGCTGAATTGACAGCGCAGCAGAAGGCGTGGGAGCGACAATAAATGTGTCGTGGTCCCACAGAGCGTAATAGCGCGGCTGGCCCTCAGTGGTGGTCTGATCGTACGCCTGCCGGATGAAATCAACGTCCTTGTTCAGGAGAAAGAAATAATTGGACGAGGCATCAAGCACAGCCATCGAAAACACTGAAACAAAGTCAGACGGAGCGTTGAGAAACCTGTTGGATGCCGTCAGTGACGCCGTAGACGTTTTACGGAACATCGGAAGCTGGACGATGTGCTGGATACGGTCCTCTGTCTGTTTGACAAAGGTGGGTATCTCAGCGACGAAGTCCGTCTCTGTGTTCTCCGTATACGTCTGGATAGACGCTTTGAGTTCAGTGTAGTTCATCGACTAGACCTTGAAGTTTCCGCCGCGTGTTGCAGCGCCCATGCCCGTAGCTTTAACGGTGGACTGGTTGGTCGGCTTGACGCCCATCTTGACCATTCCTCCGTCGCTGTAGCCCTTCATTGTTTCATAGTTGCCCTTGGCGTCCTTTTTCGCTGGCTCACTGTAATGAATTGTGTCGCCGCCCTCCTTAAAAGTCCCACGGACGCGGGTTTCACCATCGCCGCTGGTGAAAGTTTGCTTTGGGCTATAAGAGCTTCTTCCGCCCTTCTTTGGGCTACGCTTTTTGCCCTTAAACACTGACTGTGCCATTTCTCTCTCCTATGATGTCGTAACAGTTACTGAGCCAATACTCATGGTCATCTTCATGCTGACCGCATCGCCCACCGGGGACCACCCAAACAGGCTCTGACTTTCCGTCTTTGCAAGATCAGGGCGTGGGTTATCCAGCGTCTGTGGGTCGAAAATCCTGAACCGGCCCAACTGAAGCTGTGGATGATCTGGGTCAACACAGACATCCTTGCAGACGCGCAAGCCGTTGCGGCGCTTGTCCTCCATCTCCCAAACAAGGGCAGACAGCGGATAGCGGAAGCCGCATCTGTCGCAAAACCCAAAAGCGTGTTTGCCTGCTGCAAAATGCTTACTCATGTCAAATCCACGTCGATAAAGTCCTGTAGCGGCGAGAACAGCAGCGACGCCTTGGAGCGATCTTCTGACGCCATCAGTTCGTACTGCTCTTCGTAGTGCGACTTGAGAACAGGAATGCGGGCCTCAAGTTCGGGTCTCTTTAGTGCGATGTAGAAAGACAGCCCCGCAATAAGGGCGGGAACAGCGCGTTCCGGCATATCGTTGTTGTTAGTATTGTCACCAAGGTCTTCGATGCGGCGCACATACCAGTAAACAAAGTCCTGCGTGCTGTCGTCAGGCTCTGGGTAAAGCGTCACTGTGGGCCGGTTCTGCCTGTCGATATACATACTTGTCGGGCGAGAGTTGGTGTTCTTGTTTGAGGTCTGGGCATACGTGCTGACCGACAGGCGCGTGAGGGAGAAGTCAGTCTGCGTCGTATTGCCAGTTCCATCGCGGATGACCGCGTCAAGAACATCAATACAGTCGTCGGCCAAGGAATACGTCTTGGTGCCGCTAACAAGATCAATCGAAGCCTCTTTGACCGTCCACAGGTTCAGGCCACGGTTCAACCACTCCAGAGTAAGCAGGTTAAGGCTGCGTCTGGCCGTGCGGAGGTCGTAACCCGTCCGCATCTCAAGACCGGCACGCTCGTATGCCTCCTCACAGATTTGGAGGATGTCCAGCTTAAAAGCTACTGTCCCTGATGTGGTTGGAGCGGCCATTTAGCTGTAGCTCTTCTTCCCTTTGGGTGATCTGGCAATGCCATAACCACGGCTGACCATGCCACCATGTTTACCAGCCTTTGTGGCCGTCTTAGCCTGCGGCACCTTCGCTGCCGGGATGACCGTGGGGTGGTCAAACCGTCCGGCAGGGCCTCGGTTGCCCAATCCTTGCCGCTGAAGCCTATTAAGAAGCTGCGGGTCTACGCCGCTGCTCTGTAGAAGCTGGCGCAGGAAATCACCGCCTACGAAGAACGGTGCCCCGCCTGACGGTGAGCCGGGGGAGCCTATGGCCCCGCCGCCCGCGTACTTCTTCTTGTTCTGCGGCTTACTCTTTTTCTTCATCGACTTCTTCATCATGGTAATTCCCTCACTTCCTTGGCTTTCCTCTTCGGCCTTCACTGGCCCTTAACTCTTCCAATCTTCTTCTGCCTTCAGCCATTAAATCGCGCTGCCTTCCTTCTTGTGTCGCCCTAGTGGCAAAGGCATCCCCCTCAACCTCAATCTCCTGCCACTGAGCCTCTGACGGCTTATCCCCGGAGTAGGCCCGTGTGGTTTTCTCACTTACTAAGCGGCGCTCACCCATTACTTCCTCTGTTTTCCTCTGCGGCCACGCGCAAGGCCCTCTTTTTTCATGGCGCTAGGGCCGACGCTCGACTTTCTTCGCCCATAATTCTGACCACGGTTCATCTTGGGGATGTTTTTTTCCTTATGGTCGGCAAAAATTCTACGCTTTTCAAAATCATCCGGCTGTAGCTGGACAACCTTCCCGTCACGCTTAACGTCAGTCCCAGTGTTGTCCTTCGTGGGGTGGTCTTGTTGCTGGTACATCGTGCTTTCGACGCCAGCCGTCAGTTTTTTGCCAAGATTACCCATTACTGCTTACTCCTGTTCTTCGATCTCGACACCACCTGAAGATTGGCCGGTGAATTGTTACGTGGGTTGCCATCTTTATGGTCAACCTCCTTCGATCTGTCGCCCTTACTCACCTTCCCAGATGAAATAGCCTGCCGCCTGACCTTGTTGCGTGAGGCGCGGTTCTTCTTCTGCTCAGGCTTGGCATGGTAATCGTCATACTCCTTGCGATAATTCCTCTTCGCTCTCATAGTCGCTCCAGCCAGCTAAGGCCCACAGTGACCGGCGCATCGGAGCCGCTCGAAAGCGTCATGCCGAAAGCCCAAACATCGACGGGCCGCAGGAACAAATTAAGAGCCTTTAGGTCGATCACCTGTGAGCCAGCCCCAGACTGCGTGAACGTGAGTATTTCCTCGCCGCCCGTGATCGTGGTGCCCGCTGTGTCTTGCAGTATCGCCGAATTTGCGCTGTCCACGTTGGCGTAGGAGACGCTCCCTGCCACCTGTGTCGGGTTTTTAATAACAGAAAGCGTAACTGTCTTGGTCGCTTCTGAAGCGAAGGTGAGAAGATCAGGATAAACGAAGGTCTTGTTGCGTGTGCTTTGAAACTTGATGTCATTGTGGATGAGCATCACGCTGGTCAGGGTTGTGCCGTTGGTTGTCTTGGTGTTCTTAACGGAGTGGCGCAGTC